TTTGGTTTCCACAAATTGTCAGTCTTTGTTGTTTTCGTTTGTAGACTGTCCAAACGGTTTCGGATTGCATTTAAGTCAATTGCCATAATTTACCTTTTTTTAGTTATTATTAATTATTATTTATGTAAATATACGAAAGTTTTTTCAAACTTCCAAGTAATATTTCACTTTTTATTTTCAACACATATTTAATCCCAAGTGCTGATTTGGTTACAATATACAAAAAATATTTTAAACGACCAAATATATTTTACTCATCTTCATAACATCTACACTTACCGCCATGATTACAACACTCACATCCTTTAGAAGAACATTCATCTCTTGTATCACAACTGCAAGGAGTTACTCCAGCTGGGTAATCATATTCACTACATTTACACTTTTCCATATACTATAAATATTAAAATTTTTTAGTTAACATCAACTATTCTGAACAATTTTGTTGTCATTATCTTATAACCTTCACCATCGGTTAGGATTACTGAATTACGATAATCATTCCAATTTACCTGATATGATTTATCTATTACACCACCATTCAAATCACTAATCAATCGATTTAATGCATTGATTGTATAGATTGTATTTGATTCTTTCTTTCTATGTACCATAATGGTATTAGGTAAGAATCTATGTTCTTTGTTTGGTATGATATTATAACTTATCACCAATTCTTTAGATGGTTCTAATTTCAGTATGAATATCTTTCTACTGAATAGTTCGTATCCATCGAATATCTTAGTTAATAAACCCTCAAACGAAGATTCTGTTGTAAAAGTACATAATAATTGTGTTCTCACTCATTCTCTCCGTAGTTACTTACCACTAAATATTTTAGCCCACTCTTTGTTATCTATATTCCACTTAGATGCAGATGTTGTATCAGGATACCCTGCCATTTGACCCTTTTTCCATCTAATAGTAACTTTTATATTTCCTAGTTCTTTTTTATCTTTAACTACTGTTAATATAAACATATATCCAGAACCTGTCGACTTATGAGATTGAGTTATATCTAAAGATGGTGCTATTTTATCAAAGTTCTCAGAACCAGGTATCAACTTTAAATCTGAACCACCTGATGCCGAATACCATAAATCTTTTTTGGTAACACTTAATTGTCTCTTAAATAATCCTGTTAAATTAGAAACCATTATATCTTCATATTGTTTAATAAACTCACCAAAGAAAATATCAAAATATTGTTGTTTGGCTTCTTTCCAACCATCTAACCCTATTTCTGCCAACTTTCTACCTAAATACTGTACGTTTTTACATTTCTTAACATCTATCTTCTCATGCATCTGAGCGAATAATTCTGCTGATTTTTTATCAATCTTTCTTTTTTGGTATCCATCCCAATTTTTTACACCAGAATACATTTTTTTCCAAGCACTAAGAGTTTTTCTATCGTTTGTTAGTTCTTTTATTTTTTTGTCCATCAATTCAGCAAAATAAGATGTCATTTTATTAAACCCATCATTATTCAAATCATAAATTGTATGCATAAAGTTAGTATCACTTTTACCTATTACAGCTTGAAAGAATTGATTTGCAGTTAGATTCTTTAATTGGCCTTTACCATATTTTAATGATACACCAACTCCATCTTTAGCACTACCTTTAGATAAAATAATATCAGCTGCACCGAAATCAGAACCATCGTTAGTTGGCCCAGCCCAATATACTTTTGAATACTTACCAACTATAGATTTAATTGCATTACCTGATTTTATGGCATCTGATACTATTTTTGGATTAGGTATAACTTCAGAATCTAAAAATCTTACCTGTTTCATCTGTCGGATACTAAATGTTGATAATCCAGCATCAACACATTGAATGGTGTTATCATCAAAGTATTTTTTTACATCCGCACCTGTTTGAAAATCACCAGCACTTACACCTTTTACGGCGGCTATACCTGATATGATTTCATGAAAGAAAGTTGTTGCGGCAGTATCACCCTTTGCCTCAAATAAGAGTTCTTCAAATTCACTTGCGGAATATTCTTTTAATTCTTCTTTTTCTTTAGCGGTGAGAGCACTTTGTTCCAAGTCTTTGATAGCTTGTTCTTTATCATCCCCACTAGGAGTTCCTTTTTCAGATTGTTTATCATCTTTTTCATCGTTTTCCTTTTCTTCTTCGTTTTCATCTACCGATTCTTCTTCATCACTATTTAGATGTGCAGATACAGCTGTATCATTTTTACCAACTACGATACCTGAAGTTCTATCACCACCTAAATGAAAGTTTGTAGGTGTTTTAACTGCAGATTCAATAATGTATTCGATTACTTCTGAATCGAAATCATATTCTTCTTTTAATACTTTTCTGAGGCCTATAATAGATTTTTCGGATATGGGATTATTAAGTTCTGTTCCAACTTCTACCCACCATAACCTCGCTAATTCTTTAAGAAATTTATTCATTGTTTATCCGTTTAAATTTTCTAAGGATTCCATTTCGGAATATTTATCTCCAATTTCAATCTTTGTAGGGAATCCATTCCCTTCTATAAGTATCTGAAAATCTTTTAAAAGTTTATTTTCAGTTGGATGTATATCTAATAAGTATGAATCATAAGTATATAAAACTAATTTTGAGTGTTTATCCTTTAAAAACTCCACTAACTTACTTAATATCTTCATATTCAACTCTGTTTCTGTAGCTTGTAACATATAGTTGAATAATTTGTTCGCATTCATATCTCTAAGGTTAGATTTTGATAACTTTCTACCCAATGGAGTTTCTACCCACCCTTTACGATTGAACTCTATCCACATTCTATCAATTTTGTGTGAAACTTTCGAAAACAAAGGAATATGTAGATATTCCGATTGTACTCCACCATACAATTGTCGGAATGTGATTGCTTTGGATTCGTTGTAAGGTACTCCATACATATCTGCTAAGGTTTGGTGTCCACTCACATCCAATGGAATTGGTTCACCTACCATCTTACCAATAATACGTGGGTGATAAGCATCGTAATCGAATTGTACCAATTTACCCCCATCGAACCTACTAATAAATCTATCCCTACTACCATCATCTTTATTAAGTGCAGCATAATTTACCCCACCCCAATTGTTTGAAGGACGAGAAGTTGTTGTGAACGGATGATACTGAGTCCACTCTAAGCCATTTGTAGTATGTATTCCATTTTGTTCTACTAAGTGTAACGGCTTTATATAGAAATTTTCAAATTTCTTCACACAATCGAACTCTACCCCACCCAAATCGTAATACTGAAGGAATTCATCTCTCACATCTCTTATCGATTCTATGTGTTTAGATATAGGAATAAGATTATTCACACCTTTGAGAGTATTGAATCTACGATGATAAAATAGATGTGTTGGTGTTAGATTAGATTTAAGTGGGGTATTCGATTGTAAATATTTTACTAAACTTGCATCAAATGAGTTTTCTATCTGAAGAATGTTTAGAAATGATTTATTATCATATACATAAGATTCGTTGAATGTAAAGGTAAACTTATCTAATGTGGTTGTATGGTTATCAATATTTTTTAAGTTGATTAGAACCTCTCTATCGTTGTTTATATCGTATATATACAACAAAGATAACCCATCGTTATGCGGGTGTACAGATATACTTTCCCATATTGGGTGAATATATACCTTATCCATTGTGATATTTCCTTCTTTAAGAAATTCAATCATATATCAAATATACAAAACTTTTTTTACTTTACCAAATTAACTACAAAATAATTTAGTAGGAACTTCGATTCCTTTTTGTTTTTTGATTTGGTAGAAAACGTTGAAGAATGCTTTGTAAACTTTACCAGCATGTTCTAAATAATCTGAATTTGGAGATTTCCACATCATTTGTCCACCACTCATATGGTGTTTATTAACAACTTTGATTTCATATCCTTTTAGGATTAAATCAACAATCTTTTTTTGAGCTGGAGTGAACTTAACACCCTTAATACTCTTTTCAAATTCTTTAACTTTGTTCATATTGTTCATTTATCAATTATTACAATACTAATATACGACAATAATATTAATTATCCAAATTTTTAATGTTAAGAAATTGTTAAATTTTTAAATAGAGAATTTTGATAAATCTACAAGAACATCCATCATATGGGGATATTTTTCTGAAATAATAGCCGTAGTTCTTCGATTAGTATCTATTATACCACTTTCTTTGAGTATTCCTGATTTTTTATCTCTTTGGTCATACTCTGGACCTGATACTTTCCATCTTATTTTTATCTTTTCCCAAAGGTTCTTATCTAAACCACCATCTTTACCAATATTAGAAAAATTATCCTTATCTAACTCAATAACAATCTTATCATTGATTTTATGAGCGAAATATCGTTCCATATAACCTCTTTTAAAATCTTTTTCAGTTGGTTCTACTACTATATCATTAGGAGTGAGTGATTTTTTAAACTTTACTTCTTTAATCTGGTCATATACAAAATTTTTAGATGCATCAAATGGAACTCCACCAATTTTAATTGTATCTTGAGTACCAATAGGTGGAATGTATGGAATTAATATACGAGATTTATCTTTAACAAAGTTTGGTTCTGAAAATACTTCTTCAGTAGTGTATTTGTGATATTGACCAATATATTCTTCACCATTAATAAACATCCACTCGTTACCTTCAGTATATAATCCTGTGGTTACTTGAGCTTTAGTATAGTATATCCGTTTTCTTCTAAATTCTGACATAATTTACCTACGATTTCATCATTGTCATTACAGTTTTTAGACCAGTAGTCCACCCACCTTGTCCATCAAAGGAATGTTCTACTCCTGTAACTAAAAACTTTACATTATCTCTAAATCTCGATGGTAATCTATCTGCAGTTACAGGTGCTAAAAAGAAACTCTCACCTTTTGGTGCATCTATACCATCTAACGTTACTCCCAACTTTAATTGAAATGGTAATATAGCTTGTGGTGATTCTGGTCCAGGCTCTCCTGCAATTATTTTTTGCATTATTTGGGCCAATGCATTTGCTTTAGTATCATCAATACCATCTTTACCAATACTTTTCTTAGATGGGTTTTCTTTTTTAGCTTTTTCTTTTGATTCTTCTTTCTCTTTATCAACTTGTATATCAGCTATTCTTGGATATGTTGTTTTTAAGGTATCTAAATTAATATTTCCGTTTTTTACATTACCAACAGTCATATATAACATTATATCTGCATCAAATTCAGTATCAATACTAATATCTCTTACCATTGCATCTTCACCTATTGAAACAAACTTAAATGGTGATTTATTTGCTCCATCTTTAGCTTGTTTTTTTAACATTTCAGTTTTATTTTGAATTACATACTTACCTGTATTTGCTGTTGCAACATCATCATTACCTACATCAGGTTTAACATCTAACTGAACCATACCACCTGTTACTTCTGCTAATCTTTTTGATAAATCTTGCAAAACATCAATTACTTTAGGTGGTTGAAACTGGTCATTTACAGTACTACCCTTACCTTTTACAATCTGTGCAATTACATCTATTGAAATTAATATTTCACCTATTTCAAGAGGTTTAGACCCTAATGTGGCCATATACTCATTTTCATCACCATAATCTGAAAAAACACCTGGAAGAATAAACTTACGAGGGTCTGCAGAACCTAATGTTTTTTTAGGGGAGTGACCTAATTTTTTAAATTCTGAATTAGTTGTAATTTTAAAAGTTTCATTTTCACTTCCACCTGAAAGTTGGTTTACTAAATAAACAAAAGATTTAAGGTTTGTAAATGGTGTTCTTACAGGGTCATCACCCATAAAAGGAACACTTGATTCTGATTCACCAGCATTCATTATACCTGCCATAAAAAGTTCTACGTTACCTGATACATCTGTTGCTTCTAATATTTCACCATTATCTATTGAACTATCAGATGCATCTTCATCTGAATCTAAACCAAATGCGGTTTTATATTTTGCCATAAGTGCCATTGATATATCTGCTGGATTTGATTCCTCATCACCTAATGCCGTTTCTTCACCATCTGATAATGTTAATAATCCACCCATTCTATTAGCACCAGGAAACACATCACCTGCAAGTCCTTTTATATTACAATCAAATGAACCATCTGAACTCATTGAAAATCCAAAATTGTAAACAGACATAAATATTTCACCTGTTTCTGCTGAATTAATTGGGTCTAACCAACCATAATTAATTTTACACTCCGAACCTAATCTAAAAAAGTTTTCTTCTATACTCTCTAACTGAGATAATGAGTAACATTTAAATTGAATTTCTACTTCTCTTATATATGAATTGTAGATATCACCACCACCATCTTGATTAATACTAACCGATGTTATTTGTGGTTTTAACCTTCTAACTCCACTTTCATTATCATATAAATCTAAATGACCACCCTTTGGAACTTGCCCAATAACAACTTCTGCTTTAGGATATGTATCAAATAGTGATGTGGTATCATCTTCTACACCTTTTCCACCAGATGATTTTGATGTTAAATAAACGTAAGCATATCTACGATAATTATAATCTAATGCTCTACCTGCAATATAGGAAGCACGTTTTTTCAAACATTCACTAACTGTACCTGGAAATGGTGGATTTAAATTTATCATAACTTTATATTTGGTTTAATTATTAAGTTTTTTGTATTCATCAAGAATTCCTAAATAATCTTCAGGTATTCTAAGTTGTTTACCGATAGGAACTGATAAATCTCCTTTACCTAAGTAGTTTGCTCTTGCAAGAATCCACCATAATCTAGCATCACCATAATATTTGTGAGCCAAATTATCTAATCTATCACCCTGTATAGCTATGATGTATCTATCATCTACAGTTTTTACCATTTTAGGATAAACTATAGTTTTTTTATATCTTTTACCTGTTTCGGTCTTTAATATTTCTATTTTTTCGTATCTATTTTCCATTTACTATCTCCATCCTAAATCATAAACTTTAGCATTATACTGAGGTCGTACCTTATCTAATACTTTAAATCCAATAGCAACATCAATTCCCATTGGCCTTACTCCTAAATCAGATTTATCTAAATTTACATCCCAAGGTGCATCATCTGAGAATGAGTATGTTAATGAATCTATAAAGGATAGTTTATCTTTATATAAATCACCTAATGTGAATTTAACTAACATTCCTTGATATCCCTCAGAACCTGCATACTCAGGCATTGTAAATGTTGAAAGTGCTTCTAATTTTTCATACATTGGTTTCATTTCGATACGAGATGTTGCCCACATTTGAAAATTAAAAGTTACACTTCTTTCAAATGTACCATATTTGTATCCTTGGTCTGCTCTACCACTAAATTTAATAGAATCCCAAGATGGTGAGAATGTTTCTGTTAATCCTGTTATAGTTCCTCTAAATTGATAGTATTGACCATCTTGTTTTCCTATTGGTTGTATATAGAACTTAACTAAGTCATCTTTTAGTTCACCTTCACTTGAAACAGGTCTTAATGCGTTTACTGCATCCCATCTTGTATTACCAGCATGTGAATCTGTAGGAGTATAATCAACTCTATCTTCACCTACAATGTTTTTTGCAGGATTACTAAATTTTTGATTATATTCTAAATTATTTTCTGTATAATTTGATTTTTCTGAACGTTCTTTTTCTTTTCCAGTTAGTAAACTTCTAAAATCATTTATTTGAGTATCACCTGCACCTCTTGTTGGTATATTACCATATGCAAGAGTTTCATACTGTTTTATAATATCTGATGTTTCTAATTTTTCTATAGGATGTGATTCACCATCTGTATTTTTATTACCAGGATTATATCCTTCATTAGATTTTTTACCTAAATTAGTTGAATCTGCAAATTCTTTTAAATCACCTGGTTTACTACTTCCCTCATAATACTTTTCTTCAGTATTATATATTCTACCATCTGGTGATGTTGGTTTTTTTAATTCTTTTGGTAATTTTTTATCTAAATAATCTTTTTTATCAACATCAGATGGAGTAGATATTTCGTTTTTATCTGCTAATTCGGTTTTATCTCTATCAAATGGAACACCCTCATCTGGTTTGTATTGTTTTTGATAAGTGTTTCCTTCAAATTTGGTTTTTAGGGTATTTTCTCCTAATGAGTTTGCACCTAAACCTACCGCTAATCCATATAATGATTGAGGACCACCACTAAATGCATTTTTTAATTTAGCAAGTCCTTTTACCGCCTCATCTACACCTTTTGTTATACCACCAGTTGTTGAGAATGTATTGGCCCATAAATTTCCTAATCGATTTGCTAAAGGGCCTTTGGTTAAGGTTATATCATCTATTTGGGCTACCTTTTTTATATTTTGAACTTCTGTATAACCACCTGTTAGTGGGTCGAATGGAGTAATACCATGTCTCCTATGTCTAATACCTGTATGTTGTGTTAGAACATTTGCTAATAAGTTTACAGGTGTCCATGTTTTTGTGAGTCGTGGCCCTGCATTAAATGGTAATCCAGTTTCTACATTTGGATTTGATGCTTGTAAACCTAATTGTTTAACACCCCATAATAAACCTTCTACAGATGCCATCCATGCACCGATTCTTGCAACATCTACTGCAGCTCTTACAGTTGATGTAACTACACCACCTCTGATTAATCCTTCATCATATGCAAAACCACCAATACCCCATCTCTGTGGTTCTCCTTTAGATATACCTTTTCTTTGAATACCTCTTAGAATTAAAGGATGTCTAAATAATCCTAATCCTGTATTGAACGAATCTTCTTTTAGATTGAACTTATTATACATTTCATCTAAAAAAGAAGGTGATTGCCTTTTTGCCTGGCCCATACCAATTCCGAATCCATCTTCACCTGAGTTTATACCACCTGCATCATTATATGAACCACCATATGTTTTACCTAATGTAAATGAATTATTAGATATATCTCCGAATAGTGATGTTGTTCCATCAAATACCGTATTATTTGGGTTTACACCAACAAACTTAGAAGCTTCCACACCACCAAATTTAGAATTAAATCCTTTTGCATGAATATCTGTAAGATTGTTTACTTCTTTAAATTCTTTACCTTCATTTTCTAACTTACCACTAAATGTAAAATCAGATGGTGTTGTTTCACCTAAAAACTGAGTTGATGGTTCTGCAGAAGTTGGTGTTGTTTCACCTAAAAACTGAGTTGATGGTTCTGCAGAAGTTGGTGTTGTTTCACCTAAAAACTGAGTTTCATTGTTCATATTTGTAGGAGTTGTTTCTCCTAAAAATCTAGATTCGTTATTAGCCAAGTTTGGAGTAGTTTCACCCAAAAACTTATCACCACTCTGTTCACTCATTTCTGTAGGAGTGGTTTCACCTAAAAAATTAGATTGATTGTTCATCTCAGATGGAGTTGTTTCACCTAAGAATCTCGATTCGTTATTGGCTAAGTTTGGTGTAGTTTCTCCTAAGAAATTAGATTGATTGTTCATCTCAGATGGAGTTGTTTCACCTAAGAATTTTTCACCACTCTGTTCACTCATCTCAGATGGTGTCGTTTCACCTAAAAACTTAGATTCATTGTTCATTTCTGTTGGTGTCGTTTCACCTAAGAATTGTACTCTATTATTAGCCTCTTTTGGTGATGTTTCACCTAAGAATTGTTCTGAGTTGTTCATTTCTGTTGGTGATGTTTCACCTTTGAACTTTTCAGTTTGATTTACCATAGTTGGTGATGTTTCACCTTTGAACTTTTCAGTTTGGTCAACCATCTTTGGGTCTGTTTGCCCTAAATATCTTTCTACTAAACTCATTGGTTTAGGATTTGTCTCACCTTTGAACTTTTCAGTTTGATTTACCATAGTTGGTGATGTTTCACCTTTGAACTTTTCTGATTGGTTAACTTTTTGAGGATTTACACCTTCTTTATTAGATGTAGTTTGAGAACGTGGAATCTTAGGAGCAGATTCTGCTAAAGAACTCAAAGGAGTTTTATTTAAGTTTTTATTTATACCAAGATTCTCTTTAGATTTCAAAGGTTCTTTCTTTGGCATCCTAAATTTAGATAAATCCGATTTCATATCTTTTAATGCCATTTATTATCCCCCAAAATAACCAGCTAATCTGGTACTTAATTTTCTTGATTGAACTTTTGTTATTTCACTAACCACTTTACCATCTACATTTATCATAATCGGTTGGTTTTGTATATCTTGTCTTAATCCTTTAATTTCATCCACAACTTCAGCCATTGATGATGAATCACTACCTGCTGAATCACTATCTCCACCACCACCTAACGCTTCTGATATTAATGGTAATGCAAATGCAAGAGCAAATAGAGTTGGAAGTAACAATGTTACTATTGCCAACCCACCACTTAGAGCCACTAATGATGCTGATAATATTATAAATGAAGCGGATAATGCAATTAATCCTGGTACTAACATAATCATCGCCGCCATCATTGGCATCACCCCTAAGAATGCCGTTAGATTTGGCATTAATCTTTCAATTGAGTTTGATAGATTCGTTAGTGATAATGACCATAAATTGGTTGCAACTGATGATACTAACATTGCTGGTACTAAAGCTAAAATACCCAATGTTGTTGCTAAGAATGTTGGGAAGAATGGAATCATCGCCGCCGTTGTTGCTAAAAGAGCTCCACTAAATACACCAAAAGCCGCCCCAACCGCAATTAGGTTAGGAGCTTGTTCTGTTAATTTAGCCAAACTTTCTACAAATAATGGCATTACTGCACTTAAAGCTGTTATACCAGCAACAAACGGAATCATTGCCAATCCAAACATTAACATCGGTGGAGCTGCTATCAATAATCCTAAAGCAAATGGAATTAATGCATAACCAAATAACATCAAAGGAATGACCGCCGCTAATAACATTGGAGTTACTCCAATTAGTTCACCCATTTTTTCAACAAACAATGAGATGTTATCACCTAATCCACTAACTCCTTTGTTGAATGCAATTATCCCTACACCCAATACAATCATCGCAGCACCTAATGCTAATAATGCTAATATACCAGCTCCGAATATCATTGCTCCAATACCACTAAACATTACCATACCCAATCCTAATATGATTGCTGTAAATATAACAATTCCTGCGGCTACGGCTAAGATTGCACCAATACTGATATCACCAATTAAATTCATTGCAAATGCAAATGGAATTAATGATACACCAACCACTGCTAATGCGAGTGCTCCTTTTAATAAATCTGCAGTTGGGAATTTAGCAAGAAGATAAAGTGCTCCTAACATTAATCCTAATCCAACCGCCATTCCTAAGTATGGAGCTGGGTCTGTTGGCATTTTTGAAATCGCCATTGCCATAACAAACATACTCGCCGCAACTAATAACATCGCCGCCGCTCCTTTAAGAACATCGGTACTTCCAAATTTACCTATAAAGTTTGCTATAGGATTCGAACCTTTTTTGGATTGAAGAAATTTAGGTGTTGGTAGTTTCCCCATCAACAATAAAATACCATATACAACTAAACCACCTGCAGCGATTGCAGCTAATACTGTTACAACAGTTCCTAATGTACCTAATGCATCTGAAGGACCTGAATCCAATTCTTGTCCACTATTTACAGCTTCAGCGGTTGCATTTTGCATATTCATCATTTCTTCAACTGATAATCCAGTTGCATCTGATATCTGTCTTTGTAATTGTAAGTTACTACCTAATGATGGCCCTACTGAATCAATTAATGCTTTTTGTTCTCTGGCCATTGCCAATGCATCACCAGATGCTTGTGCTGCTCTAATTCCATCGAAACTGATAGCTTTACCTGTTATCATTCTCAACTTCATTTCATCCTTCATAGATTTTTCGATATCCAAAGATTCAGATGCTAAATCCTTCATCTTCTTCATATCAATACCCATCTTTTTCAGTTGGATTACTTCGGTAGCTCTTTGTTTAAGTTGGTCTTTTGTTAAAGTTCTAACTAATGCTTGATTATCTGCGAAATATTCCATCGCCGGCCCAGCATCTTGTCCTAAACTTTGACCTATTTCTTTTACTTCGTTTGCTAAATCACCCGCATCAATTCCAGCATTTTGTAGTGTTCTGGTTAATGATGTTGCCGCTTTAGGGTCTGATAATAATGCGTTTACTTCTGTAATATCTGCAAGTAATGATGCAGGTGGATTGATTTGACCTGTTTCTTCTCTAAGTGCTTTTGCTGATGCAGCAACTTCTTCAAAAGAATATACAAATGGATTTAAGGACATTTGTGCACCTTTGATAGAACCTTCTAATGCCATTGCCTGAGATGCTGAAGCTCCTGTCTCTTTGGCCAAATCCTTCATTCTCTTAACAGCATCACCAATAAAACTTGCTATTTCTTTAAGAATAACTAATCCGACTGCGGCAACTGACATTTTCATTATAGCATCTACCAATTCTCCTGATACCCCTACTGCTGAACCTAAATCTTTGGCTAAATCTTTACCTATTTCTTTTCGTTGTTCTTCTAAATCTTTTAATTCTTTTTTCTTTTCTAATAGTTTAAGTTCGGTATCAAATTGTTCTATTAACTGGTCACTTATATCATTTCCTAATTGGACTTGTTCTGATATGTATGTATTTCTTTCTTGGGTTAGTTTGGTAATTTGTTCACCTAAATTTTTACTACCCTTTAGCTTATCCATAATAATGGCATAGTCTAAGCTCTCGTCCTCAGTAAGTTTTCCAATCTTACCTTTTGTTTCGAGTATTTTACTTAACTCCGCAGAAAGGCTCTTATTATATTCGAGCATTTCTTTTTCGTTATCTCTAAGCTTTTTACCGCTATCTGCCATTATTACCTTTTATTTATAGGTTGAAGAAATCTTTTCTATATTGTGGTATTTTATCTTCAGAACCATACATTCCTTTAAGTAAATCTTTTATTTCACCCTTTTTAGCTTTTATTTTTTTATCAGCTATTTTTTTTAGGATTCTATCTAAAAGACTTTCCCTTAACTTAGGATTTTCTAATTGTTCTCTAATTGTAAGTTTACTCATTGCTTTCCCTTAATAGTTTTATGTACATATAAATATGTAAAAACCCAACAAATAGTTGGGTTCTTAATTATCTTCGTGATTTTGATTTAGCTTTTCTCATTTCTTTATCGTTCATTTTCTTTTCTTCCTGTTTGAATTCGATTATTTTACCAATGTAAAACGTCCGAACCCATATCGGCATATTGTAAACATCCGTAAAGTTGAAACCACCGTTACCATGATAGATAAGGTCGAATATATGAGAATGTAAATGTTTTCTATAGTTTTGAGGAAGGCCAAAAAAAGGTTACATCCATAGGTAGTAACATTTCTCTCCTTTCCCCTGTTTCCTCAGAAACAAATTCATAATTTAAGTCCATATCTGGAACGACTTCGTTAATATAAGCTCTTAAAGATTGTGAATCTAATGCAAATAATTCATTATCTACAAAATTTTTAATTGTTGCAGTATCACCTTCACCATCTACTGAAAGAATCATATTCTTTAATCTTGTAGTTAGTTCTCTTGATGTTGCATCTTTGAGTTTTCTTTGTTTTCTCTCTAATTCCTTTACCTGATGTTTTACTTTTCTCTCTTTAGATTCAGTCATTGCCATAAAGGTAATTTTTCTTTTAGATTTAGGTAATTCAAACTCAAACTCATTCTTATGTAGTTCTGTTTGATTCTTACCATCATAATCTATAGATTCAAATTGAGTTAAATCAATTGTTTCTGTTTGTTTATTATCAGAAAATGGGTCTTGGATTTCTACTTTGTAATCTTTACCATATCCTAATACTCTGGCAGCAATCATAACTGCATTTTTATCACCTGTAGTTAGGTCGATGTATTTGATTGGAGTTCCATCTCCATTTCCTATAATTAGTGATTGAAATAATCTATCTAATACTGTTCCATCTTTGATATATGATTGTGTAGTAAGAATATCTTCTTCTTTTGCAGTCATATACTTCATTTCCACTTTACCTGAAGATAATGGATTATCTTTAGGATAAATTAATCCTTTAGATGGTAAATCTACTATTTCAGTTGGAAATTTATAATCGGATACTTGCTTAGTTTCGTATTGTTTCTTAGCAAGTTCCACCATTTCATCATTGGAAAGATTACTTTGGTATTCGTCTGTTAATTTTTCTTTTGCCATAACGTTTCTCGTTTTAAAACTCTTTTAATATTGGTTAACCATATATAAATATGTAAATATAATTAATTAAACAAAAAAACCCTCACATTTCTGTAAGGGTTTCTTAATATTCAATTTTTATTACAATCCGTAAATTAGTATTGTAGTATTGCGTAATCGTAAGTAAGAGTTAAATCTACAGTTGCCAAATCCTCACCAGTATAATCCATATCTGAGAATTTTGCTGTTTGGATGTAAGCTCCTTTTAAAGTCCATTCTTCTACTTTATCACCAACAGGACCCAAACTGTTAAATGTGATATCTTTTTTATAGAAGTCGGAGTAACCATCTCGTCCTGTTACTGATTCGTGGTGTAATCTTACCCATTCCATAGCTGCTTGTGCTGCTGATGGTACGACTGGGTCATACAATGAAATTGTTAAATCACTCCACTCACTTCTTCCTTTTACATATCGTCTAACGTTAACGTGGTCAATAGTAACCTTTCCGTTTGTTATCTCAGGTCTGTTAGCGGCTTTTATTAGGTACGCTGGGATTCCCTCAATGTACATAATAAATCTGTTCGACATCTTCGGTTCGAATGATGTGAACATTATTTCTGTTGGGTCTAATAGTTGTGCCATTTAGTTTTCTCCGTTGTTATTTCTTTAATATAAATATAGTTCTTTTAAAAAAATAATCAACCCCCCTAATTTATTTTAGGGGAGTTGTTATTATTACATTATTTACTATTCAGGAAATGCTGCTCCTGTCGGTAGTACATTAAAGTCAAGAACTATAAATTCTGCCGTTTTAGCTGGTTGTAAGAATATCTCACCAACCATAATGTTTCTATCAATTACATCTGGAGTGTTGTTGGTTTCATCCATCACCACTTTAAATGCATATAAACCTTGTCTTTGTTGAATTGATTCTAAGTAAGGATTAACGATT